GCCACCTGATCTAACTTGAAAGATACCGATACTATCTCCAACCATTTCATCGTGTTTGGGATCTAGTACCATAATGTGTTTATCACCAACTGTTTCTGGGTTTAATCTACTTTCACATTTAGCAATGTTTAAAGCTTTTTGGGCATCTTTACCAAACACTTCGAGAATATATGCTTCTATCTCATTTGAAACCTGAATTGGCTGTTTAGTAGGCTCAGGAGTTACTTGTAAAGTAGGTTTTGGAGTTGGAGTTATTTCAACATCCTGGTCAATGGGTCTTTTGGAGGACTCTGTAATAATCTCTGTCGTTCCAGTTCCTTCTGCATTTGCGATCCCATGTCCGCCATCATTATGAGACAAAGCACTAATACCAATACCCATAAGGATACTAAGAAAAAGAGCTTTTGGTGCTGTAAATCTATCTCCTTTAACATAAGTATACCTTCCATCAAGACTATTTTTTACTCTTGTTAATCCATAATTATGTGGTCTTTTTAATCTAGATTTAGCTAGTTTTTGCATAATTTCCTTTTTATTTTTCAAATAAAATATCATCTCCCATTGTTAATTGATGTTCTGAATAACATTCATCACATAATTGATTATTATCAACATTTCTAAAAAATATTGATTGGGAATATTCTTTATTACATACATCACATGTCTTTAGCTTAGAATAAAATAAGTATTGATTATAATCTGATATATTAATTGTATATTCCATTTTTCCTTTCTTTTAACTTTCTAAGCCAAGTATAGATTAAATAATATGTATTGTCAATAGGTAATTTATAAGCAATTTATTTTCACTATTGCAATTCGTTTTTTTATGTGCTAATAATAATTACAGTCGCCCATTTGGATAGACTGCGACTTAAAATAATATTTTGAGAGAATACTCAAACCCCATAGGCAAGCGGGGGTCTTTTAAAACAAGTAAAACAGACCGTTTTATTCTGGTAAGTCAATGCTTGCCAAAGCTTGTTTTAAGCTTGCCAGAATATAGCGGTTTTTTTGTACTTTAATAGTTGTTGATTAAGTGTAGAGGTTAGTATAAAGCTGGGCAAGCTGACATCACCTCTACACCTAGTTAATAACATAACTAGAACATTCCCAAGTCTAGGGTAAAAAGGACACCGAGAGCCGTACTCGCACACCATCGGCAAGAAAATTAACATTATGCTTGGTCACAGATTAAACAGGGCCAGGGGAAGATTAGAAGCAACCGCTACATAAACAATGAGAGTAAGGTGCTTTTAACTGTTTGATCTGCCATCGTCAGAGATAAAACTGATTAAACGATTAAGATATGTCACTAAATTAGAGTATATATCTATTAAAGGGGAGTCTATAACTCATACATTCTTTCCTATCAAAAAAATATTTCTTATTGACATATCAAATATTATTAGGTAATTTACAAAAATCTTAATAGGTATAAACCCAAAATTCATTCGTATTAAGTTACGTACCCTTCACAATTTGTGAGGGGTTTTTCGTTTAATAATAGTGTATACTCAATTTTTGAACCCTCAGTATATAAAAACGAAGAGTCCTTTTTTCATTTTTCCAAACTTTCTCTTACTGGGGGTTCTTTAATGCTTAATTTACCTATTGACAATTACATTAAATAAAGAGATACTAGATGAAGAAAGAAAGGAAAATATGAAATCAAAGATTCTCAAAGAACTAAAAAAAGAATTAAAAACTGCTGAGATTAAAGAATATTTTGCAAAGAAAGAATATGAAGATACTGATACCAAAGACCTTGGTAAATATTCTGTTAATTATGCACACTATACAAAAGCTCAAGGTTACACCAATGGAATATTAGAATCTATTGATATTGTAGAAAGGAGTCAAGATGAATAAATTAAAACGATACGCTGAACTAAAACAAATAATATTTAATGCTGAACAAGAGATTAATAATCTAAAAGCTGATGTTACTAGCTTGGTATTTGATGAAGAAGGTGAAAAGCTAGATACAGAATGGGGAAGATTTGAACTAAGAAACGGTAGGCCAAAATGGGTTTACTCTAATGATCTTATTATGAAAGAGAAACAAATTAAAGAAAAATTAAACTACATGAAAAAAGAGGAAGAAATATCTGGAGTTGCCAAACAAGAGACAGCACCAGCAAACTTAGTATTTACAATAAGAAAGGAAAAATGAACACATCAACAATTAAATTTAAACCAGAAGAGAAACTAATTAAGTTAAAAGGTAAGGACTATTTAGAAGTAAAATGGCGTATCTTTTGGATGCGATCAGAACATCAAGATTGGGGAATTGAAACTGAAATTGCTAATTCAGCACCAGGAGCAGTTCAAATGAAAGCTACTATTAGAGATAAAGATGGAAAGATATTAGCTCAAGGGCATAAATCAGAGAATAAAATTAGTTTTAGTGATTACTTAGAAAAAGCTGAAACTGGAGCAATTGGAAGAGCATTAGCTCTATGTGGTTATGGAACTCAATTTACAGGTGATGAATTAGATGAAGGAGTTAGAATAGTTGATGCACCAGTAGAGTTTAAAACACCAGTAGGAGCAAAATATAAAGAACAAATCCACTAGAAAGGGATAAAAATGAAAAAATATATTAATCATGGAGCAATTTGGAAGAAAAAAGATAAAAACGGTAATACATACCTAGGATTTAAAGCATCTAGAGATATTAAAGAGGGAGAGAGTATTAACTTCTTTTCAAATGATAAGGGAGATAATCAAGCTAGACCAGACTTTAAAGCATATGATGTAGTTAATGAAGATGATAATCTTGGAACAGCAAGAGAAGCCTTGGGTATTAATAAATCACAAGAATATAGTGCTGAGAGAATTGCAGACGATATTCCATTTTAACATTCATTCCGCTTCTCACCTGCTATTTGGGAGGCGGAACTAAGTATTAAAAAAGAAAGAACAATATGAGAACAGATTGTATGAACTTTGATAAAAGAATCGAGGTTGTAAAACTAAAGAATCAAGGTTGGTCATTTACAGAAATAGCTAAGAAGGTTGGTGGAACTAGACAATCTTGTTGGCAGATGTGGCATAATACCAAAGATCTTACCGTTGAAGAGTTAGAAAAACTTAGAGAAGAAGTTGAAAAAAATGGGTAATTTTAATTGGAGATATACTAATTCAGTAAAACAAACCTATAAAAGCAGAAGTTATAGATCAAAAGCTGAAGTAAAATATGCTATGTATCTAGATCAAAGACTCAAGGATAAAGAAATAAAATCTTGGGAATATGAAAAGAAGATAGAGCTATTTGGTGAAAATGGTACTAGAATATGTAATTATGCTATAGACTTTGTTATTACTCATTTAGATGGTTTAATAGAGTTTGTTGAAGTCAAAGGATATGAAACAGGAATTTGGAGACTAAAATGGAAATTATTTAAAGATAAATATGGGAAAGACTCTAAATATAAAATTACATTAGAAAGAGTTTAAATGAAATATGTTGTCAACACTAGGGGTGGAGCTAAAGAAATACCTGATAAAATGCTTGAATCAATGTTATCAATGGGTGCAATTCAAATTACGAAGAAACAGTTTGAAGTTAAAAAATACTATCCTGAATATGATAGAGGAGCTCAGTATCAAACTAAGACAACCAGTCAAATACAGGTTAAAAGCAACACTAAACAACAAGAAAGAAAAACTTTTAAAACTAGGATTGTTTAAAATGGTATCAATAAAATATAGCGGTCCTTGGGCTGAGGCTTCAGGATATGCACAAGCAAATAGAAACATAATTCAAGCCATTAGTGAAACCAATGTTGATCTTGTAACCGAATTGCAAGTATATGCTAACCATCAAACCGATTATGGAAATCAATTTAATATAGCAAAATTAAGACAAAATAAACATGGAAACTATCCAATCAAAGTTCTCCATATAACCCCAAATGTATATCAAAAACATAAAGAAGTAGGTAAATATAATATTGGCCACTTGTTTTGGGAAACAACCAGAATGAGTGATAAGTGGGCATGGTATTTAAACGAAGTTCGTGAGATATGGACTGGATGTGAAGCTAATGTTAATACATTTAAAGAAATGGGGTTTGTTGGAAAGATCTTTAAGTTTCCTCAACCACTTGAGGTAAATAGAGATGAAAAACCAAAGCAAATTGAACATGCTAGAGGGTTTATTTTTGGATCTGTATTCCAATGGACAGAAAGAAAGAACCCAAAAGCTCTTTTAAAGGCCTATTGGAAAGAATTTGAGAATGATGTTGATGTAACTCTGGTTATAAAAACATATGGGTTGGGATTTGAAAAACATGAAACAGATAAGATTTATAATCAAATAGAAGAGTGGAAAAAAGAATTTAAACAGGAAAGATATCCAAACACACTAATCATTGACTATTTATTAACATCTAAAGAAGTTCATGAATTATATGAAAGTTATGATGCAATGGTATTTACTCATAGGTTTGAGGGTTGGGGTATTCCTATAGCAGAGTCTCTAGTACATGCTAAACCTGTTATTAGTACTAATATTGGTGGAGTTCATGAGTGGATTTCAGATAGTGGAATGTATAAGGTTGGATATAAACTAATAGATGTTTTTGGAATGAGTTGGGCTGAACAATATAATTGTCCTGGAAATAAGTGGGCAGAAATAGATGAAACTGAGTTAAGACAAAAAATGAGACATGTTTATACTAATAGAGATGAAGCCAAAAATTGTGCACTTCGTGGTAGAAAAGAAGTAAGAGAAAAGTTTAACTTTAAAACGGTTGGAAACTTAATGAAGGATAGAATAGAAGAAATATATAGAGAACAAGGATTTTAAATGAACATTTTGTATTTATCATGCCATTCAATATTAGAAGAAGCTGAACTCTCAATTTTTCATGAGTTAGGCCATAATGTATTTTCACTTGGTGGTGCTTACCAGAATCCAGAGAAACCTGGAGATCCAAAGAGAAACCCTCTACCAATTCCATTCAACCAACGCCTAAACGATATAGCTCTCCAGTGTTCTAAAGATAATATCCATGATGAACTACTAGATTGGGCAGATGTAATTATCTGTATGCATCGGTTAGATTGGTTAAAATCTAATTGGGTAAGAATTAGAGAAAGAGGAATTAAAACAGTTTGGAGATCAATAGGCCAATCAATACAAGAATGGGAAGTTATGGCCAAACATATGAAGCCAGAAGGACTTAAAATTGTTAGATATTCACCATATGAAGATAGAATTCCTAGATATGCTGGAACAGATGATGTTATTAGATTTGGAGTAGATCCAAGAGAATATATTGGCTGGACAGGTGGAAATAATAAAGTTCATCTATATGGCCAAGCATTTAAATCTAGGGGTAAATTTCTTAATTATGAAGTTGCTGATGAAATAACCAAGGGCTATCCAAGAGTTATGTATGGTCCTGGAAATGAAGATACAGATTGGTCAGATGGAGTTTTATCTTTTGAAGAGCTAAAGGAAAGTTATAAAAGAGCTGATGTTGCCATATATACTGGAACTGTTCCAGCATCATATACCCTAACATTTATTGAGATGATGATGATGGGAGTACCAATCGTAGCTCTAGGTGAAGATTTACATGGATGTCATAAAATATTTGAAAACCAACATTCATATGAAATACCAGATATCATTAAAAATGGATATAACGGATTTGTCAGCGATAGTGTTAAAGAGCTTAGAGAGTATGTTAAGATGCTGTTAAATAGATCTACTTTAAGAGCTCAGATATCTGATAACGCTAGAAAAACAGCAATAGCTTTATTTGATAGATCAAAAACAATGAAGGGTTGGGATAACTTCCTAAAAAACTTATGACAAAAGCATGTATATTAGTATTTTTTCAATATTTTCCAAGAACAGACAAACAATATAAAACTCAGGGAAAAGTATTCTTTGAGCAAGTAGCAAAATGGTCAGATCAAATAGACCATTTTTATTTAGCTAATGGCGGTTGGGAGTTTGATAATTTACCAGATAATGTAACTGTACTTAACGAAGATATGCAGTCTCATTGGTATTATCTAAACAAGTTAACCGACATGGTGAAAGAAGATGCTATTCTTTATTTAGATCCAGACATTCTAGTCTACGATCCAGAAGTAGTTAAAAAGGGCTTTAAAGCATTAGAGACTTATGATGTAGCTGGCATATTAGATAATTCAGCTACTTTGCCATTAGAAGAAGAGTTTAATTTGTTTAAGGCTAATGAAAATCGTGGGGTTAGAAGAAGATTTACTCCATATATGACTTTTATTAAAACAGAATTAATTAAGGGAATAGACTTTACTCCAGTACTTGGAAAATATGATTCAATGGGATTGGTTACTCATGAAATTATGAAGAAGGGTGCAACATATAAGGAGTTTGAAGATGATAGAAATACTCTTAGAATGGATGAAAACTTTGAGTTTAGTAAAGATACTTGGTTGGATGGCCCTGCATATAAGTGGTCCTCTCCTCATGACAAACTAAAAGATCTTGGATATTACCACATTAGAAACTCTAGTGTTGGACTTTCAATGTTAAAAGAGTTTAAAGTTCAAAGAGATGCTTATGATAGACGTAAAAGTACAATGCCATTTACAGAGGTAATGAGGCTTTTATCTTGGCAATGGCTATATGATGAAATGGCTAAAGAGGATTGGAGTAAAGAATATTGGCCAGTGTTAAATGATTTTAATGTATCTAAAGAACAATGGTTAAAGTATATAGAAGAACTAAGAGGGTACTATTTGTGGCTGAAAAAGATATAAAAAAAGTATTAATAACTGGCTCTGCTGGCTTCTTAGGAGCTAATTTAGAAAGAGAACTAACCTCTCTTGGATATGAGGTTGTTGGTGTTGATAACCTTAGTTGGGGTAATCAAAATAATATCTTAAAATCAACTAAGTTTTATCATGCTGATTGTCGTAATAAGCAGAGGATGGATAACATTTTCTATATGGAAAGACCAGATATAGTCTTTCACTTTTCAGCAGATGCTACAGAATCAAGAAGCCAATTTACACCAGTTAGTGCTACTGAGAACAATCTACAGTCAGCAGTTAATGTTTTTACCTCGGCAATTAAATATAAGATTAAGAGAATAATATTTACTTCAAGCATTGCTGTTTATGGAGATCAAGTTCCACCATTTACAGAAGATATGAACCCAAAACCAATTGATATATATGCAGTTAATAAGCGTGCTTCAGAAGAAGTTCTTAAAATTCTTGGAGATGTCCATGATATGGAGTATGTAATTTTTAGACCATACAATATAATTGGTGAGCTACAGAATCTTTCAGATCCATATAGAAACGTGGCTGGTATTTTCATGAATAGAATCATGCAAGGAAAAGCACCATTAATTTATGGTGATGGTACTCAGGTTAGAGCTTTTAGTTATATAAAGAATATCTTGCCCTGCTTTGTAAAAGCAATGACTGATGAAGTATCTGGAGAAACATTCAACATCGGTCCAGAAAGACCAGTTACAGTCAATGAGCTGTCTAAAATCGTCTTAAAAGCTATGAATAGTGATCTTGTTCCCGAACATATAGAAGAACGACCTCACGAAGTTAAAATGGCTTATTGTAATACTAAAAAAGCACGTGAAATTCTTGGATACGAAGATAAATATACCTTAGAAGAAGGAATTGAAAGAATGGCAAAGTGGGCAAAAGAACAAGGCCCTCAAGAATTTATCTATTTAGACAAACTAGAATTACCAAACAAGAAAGCACCAGAGGTATGGACAAACAAAAAAATCTAAGATCAGCCTTCATGACCTCAAGTGGAGATCCATATTGTTTACTCAATGCATTACATTACTATGAAACAGTATGGCATGATGAAGTTGATGAATTATGGATAGCATTAAACTCCACGATGGAGAAGAAAGTTGTGCTAGATCTTATTAGTAGATTTCCAAAAAAAGTAAAGTTTATATACCTAAATCAAAGACTTGGTTATGGTAAACCACTAAATCTATTACTCGAATGTTCTCCAAAGGGTGATGTTCTATTATTAGAAGATGACTCAATTATCTTTAAAAAAGGGATTGTCACTAAATATTTTAATCTATTGGATACGTATGATGTACTTGGATCACCTAGAATGAGTTGTTCAGCAGAAGTAGCACAAAAACTAAAGGAAGAATTCAATCTTAATTATGAGGGATGGGGTGATAGAGGACCAAACTTCTGGCCTTGTTTTTTATTTACTCATAAGGAACTATTACTTAAAACTGATAGAAACTTTGATCCAACTGATTGGGGGGATACATTTTGTTGGATGTCTGTTCAGCTTAGACGTTTAACCAGTAATATTTTAGAGATCCCTCAATACCATTGTTCTCCAGATGATTTTTATAATAAGGAGGCTAAATTGGGTATTTTTGATGGTGAGTGTGGATATATGCACCTTGGTTCTCTTTCATCTGGAATTGAATCATATCTATTAGATGATAATCAAGTTCCTCTAACTGATAGAGAGAAAAATATTAGAGCTAACAATCCACAACCAATTCCAAAAGATAAAGAAATGCAAAAGAGATATATGTGGTGGCTTAGTTGTTATGAAAAAAATAAGGGATTTGACTTTGATAAAATATATTATAAAGCCCTTGAGAGATTTAAGAGAATAAGTGGAGTTAAAAATGAAGAAGTAGTGGCTTGGAATAAATTATATAAGGAGGTTATAGATGACAAACAAACAGAAGATTGACAAAAATCTAGACTTAAAAGTTAGGGTTGTTGGCAAAAAAACAATAGTAAGCTATAAAGGTTCATCTTGGACCACTTTTAGTAAATTAACAATTGGACTTCTAAATAATATTAGTGATTTTTTATCTGGTGGAAGAAAAGAAGAACTTAAAGATAGAAAAGTAAAACCTAAAGATATTAAGGAGAAGATATGATATCAGTAATTATTAGTTGGCCAGACTCGTTTGATTTTCCTCTATTCAGGAATAATATGCCAGAATTGTTGGAACATGTAGATGAAGTAATTATTTGTTTTACTCAACATGGAAATCATCCCCTTAGAAAGTGGCTTAGAGCCAATATTCCAGGAGTTGTCTTTTTAGACGTAGAAGATAAGGGTGATAAATATGGAGATTGGCGTAATCAATCAACAAATTATATGATAGATGCTTCTGTTGGAGATTGGATTCTATCTCTAGAACAGGACTTCTTTATTAATAATTATCCACATTTTTTCAACACTATTAAGAAAGCAATGGAGAATAATGACGTTATTATTTATAACGAAGGAAACAGATTCCATCCAGCATGTATGTTTGTTAAGAAAGACGTTCTTAAAAAGACTAAGAGAGATTTTAGTGTAATGGGGCAGGGAAGAGATCATTTTTCTGAGGTTAGTAAAGAACTAAAGGGAATGAAGATTAATATTGCTACTCTTGAAAGCTTAGATCTATTAGAACATAGAGACTGGAGTCATATGAGAGGTCTAACAGACAATTACTTTGCTCCTAAACCATATGCTGGTCTAGAAGAGTTTAAAAAATATAACGATTTATGTAAAGAAGTTACTCCAATGAATGACTATTGGAAAAAAGAAATGGAGAGATGTGATGAAATATAAAGAAATAATTGAAAAATGTAATCCAAGTCAACAGCATGAAGAATTGAACGATTTACTTATTGAGTTAGAAAAAATAAGTATTAAAAATGTACTTGAGATAGGTGTTCACCGAGGTGGATCTCTTGGGGTTTGGGATGAAGCACTAAAACCAGAAATATTAGTTGGGATTGATACTCAAATATTACCAGAGGCAAATGAGGTTAAAAAGGCTATCTTAATAGAAGGTAAAAGCCAATCAAAAGAAGTATTTTCAGACGTGCAAAAGATTCTTAATTCAGATTATAAGAAGAGATACTTTGACTTCTTATTTATAGATGGTTCTCACTACCTGGATGATGTTCTTGAAGATTTTAAGATGTATAAGGAATTAGTTAGAGAAGGTGGAATCATTGCTTTTCATGATGTAATAATAAGAGGAAATGATACTTGTGAAGTACATAGAGCATGGGAACTAATTAAGAAAGACTACAAAACTAAAACTATTAGTTATAAGGATAAAGTAGGACCAACTGCTACTGGTTGTGGAGTTGTCTATCTATGAGTCAACACTTAGTTCCAGGAATAGAGTTTATTAATAGAGAAGCTGGAATTGAGCCAGAGATAGCAGACAATGTTATTTTTAATGGAGTTATAGATTGTAGTGAGAAGGTAGTAATTGAGAAAGATGTCTTTACTGGTCACATGACATACCTTCTTACAAATGCTCACGATCCAATGAAATTTGGAGAAGAAAGAAGAATATCTAGTATAAAAAAACCAATCACAATTAAAGAGGGTGCTTGGTTAGCTACTGGATGCATCATATTAGGAGGGGTAACTGTCGGAGAACACGCTGTAGTTGGTGCTGGTGCAGTTGTTACTAAAGATGTACCTCCATATACATTAGTAGGAGGTGTTCCAGCAAAGGTAATTAAAAAATTAAATGAAAATATTAGCTGACTTTCATCATTCGTCACTATACAGTAGCTATCTCTATACGCTTGAATCCAGACTAGGCCATGAAGTATATAGACAGATAGGAGAGGACTGGTTTAGTAAAGGATTTTGGAAGATTAATAGACAGGCTGACACTATAGCTCAGTACTTAGCCACTTATGGATATACCCCAACAGATGGTACTCCATCACTTAATCAGGTCCAATGGGTTAAAGACGGAATCTACTACTCAAGAGATCCAAACACTGGACAGATTCATAAAGCTATAGAGTTTAAGACTTTTATGGAGATGGACTTTGATGTAATCATTGCATCTATTCCAGACCACATAGAACCATTCAAAAAACTAGCTGAGATGAAGGGTGCTAAGTTTGTATTTCAAGTTGGTAATCACTTCCCTAATTTTAATATAAATGATATCCCAAACCTAATGAGCTCCACTATGCCTTCTAATGTTCCTTGTCATAGTGTGTTCTATCACCAGGAGTTTGATACAAATGTATTCTCTTATGAGAAACCAGTGAAGAGTAAAGAGATTCATAGCTATATGAACGTCATGAAGAACTATCCAGAAGCATTAGACTACTTCTTAGAACTAGAGAAAGCCCTTCCAGAATATACATTTAAGATGTTTGGATCTCAAAACAGAGATGGTTGTGTTACTGGTATAGACAACCTGGCTAAGTCAATGAAGAAGGCTAGGTGGATATTCCATGTTAAACCAGGTGGTGATGGGTATGGCCATGTTTTATTTAATACCTTCGCTGTTGGTAGACCATTAATTGCTAATAAGAGGTACTACGAAGGTAAGCTTGGAGGCACACTTATGGATGATAAATCAAGCATTATTATGGATGGATTGACAGTAAAAGAATTAGCTAGTATAGTTAGGAATAGAGAAGAAATCAACGGAACAATGAGTCAACTCTCATACACTAGGTTTAAAGAAAATGTTAATTTTGAAAAAGAAGCTAAATTAATAGACAAGTTTCTAAAGGAACTAAAATGATGAATTTTAAAGGAATAACAAAAGCACAAATGAACGTGTCTTGCCATAAGTGTCATAGAATAATTGGACCAACTCAACCAATAAAGAATTTATATGTCCAATATGGAGCAGGAGCAGGTTCATTCTGTTCTAATACGTGTGCAAAGATGGCATATGATGAAGTTGTAGCAAAAAATCCAGAACTAAAAACTAAAAAGGAAGAGATTTTTAAAGGAATCTAATGCCAATTAATAAATCTTGGGGTTGTAGTAAGTGTGAAGCACAATTTGCTTCTAAAGACGATTTAATAATCCACGTGAAAAAACATATAATTGCTAAAAGTGAACCACTTAAAAAGGAAGAACTTAAAGCTAAACCAGGACAAATAGTTCTTTCAACTTCAACTCCAGTTAAAACTCCAATTAAATTAACCTATTTATATAAGGGCCAGTGTCCAGATTGTGCTGGTCCTATTACTACTCTAGAGATAGACGTAGAGAAGAAACACTTTTATATAGCTATGTGTAATAGATGTAATAAGCAGTTAGACACCAGAGAGGTGAAAAAACTATGAAAAAAATATTAAAACAGGTTCTTGAAGAGAACCAAGAGGCTTTAGCTAGAAATGAAATCATGCTTGGTTTTGTTATTCAGAGATTAATTGAAGCTCCAGGTAATGAAAACCTTGAGAAGAACAAGAGAGATCTTGAACAACAGATAGCTAATCTGAAGGTGTTTATTAAATATCTAGAGGTAAAGAATAAATAGAGATGAAAGCAATCAAGATAGAACTTCAGATTAATAGAGTGTCTATTAAGAAAGATGACTCTATCTCGTTTACTGCTATTACTCCATCTTTGACAGACGAAGAGCTAGGAGAATTTAGAAAAATAAGTAAACTACTAGTAAATGCATTATTAGAACCACAAGATGGATCAGAGCAGGTTTTAGAAATTAAAGAGAAGATTGATGATGGTAGATCACCATCAAGCAGACTTAGAGCAGTAATATTTATACTATGGGAGCAAGAGGGTAAGATTGGAGACTTTGAAGTCTTTTATAGAATGAAGATGGAAAAGCTAATAGACTTTATTAAAGGGAAATTAGAATAATGGCTGATATTAAATATATTAAAATGATTATTAAACTTACTTATAAGACAATATTATCTCAATTAAAGTCCATGATTTTTTTGATAAAGGAGAATATTAAAAATGGATAGAGAAGATGAAAAAAAGATTATTGAATTAAGAAGTAGAAAACGACCTATGTCTTATTTTGATATTTCTCTTGAAATTGGAGTATGTCAAGAAAATGTTGGTAAGTTTTGTAGAAAGCATGGATTAAATAAAAATAATCATCATGGAAAGAAATTATGACAGAATGTAAATCAATTACTGAAAAATCATCTTACCACGCTATGCCAGTTAGAGCTGTTATTACTAATAGGTTTATTCTTGCATTAAAAATGGCTTTAACAGGTGAGATAATTACATACGTTGATGATAGATATTTAAGTGAAGAAGGTAAGGAAGTATTTAGGGAGGTATGGTAATGAAAAAGATAATGATTAAAATAGAGAAGATAGAACTTCCTAAAGACATGGCTGAGATTAAGATTAATGAAATTATAGATTATATAAACCAAGGGAAAGAATGATAGCAACAATAGCATTTGGATTACTTAGTATATATGAGCTAGTATATCTAGCCAATACTGGTAGCGATTTAGCTTTTATATTGTTTATAGCATTTGTAGCTAATACATACATCGCATATGAGGTAGAAAGTCAATAGAATGAAGTTCCCAGATATAGGCGGTAGACCAACTAAATATGAAGATGATATGCCACTAAAACTAGTGGAATATATCCAAGCTTGTATTGACGGTGAGGAAGTTCCTACGTCTGCTGGATTAGGCCTATTCATCGGGATAAATAGAGATACTGTTTTTGAATGGAGAAAGAAACATCAAGCCTTTTCCGACTCGTATGATTTAATGATGATGTTTCAAGAGAATGAGGTCTGGCAAAAAGCTTTGAAAGGTCAATATAATTCTAATATTTCTAAGCTGATGTTAGCTAATCATGGATACTCAGATAAGGTTAGTACAGAGAATAAGAATACTAATCTAGATGTTGATGTAAATGATATGGGTGATTCACCTGAAGAGGAGTTGAGTAATATTCTTGAAAGAATAAAGAAGCTACAGGATGAAGATAAATAACGAGTGTGAACAATGCGGAAAAGAGTTTAAAGCTGAAAGAAAAAACAAAATGTTCTGTTCCAAATGTGTTTTGGTTAGAAACAGAAAGTCTGTTAGTAAGTTCAGACAAAAGAGAAGAAGCAAGAAACCGACTGAAGATGAAGTTAATGCTTATGTCGACCATACAATTAAACAAATAGAATTTATAGAAGAATATAGGGGCTCTAAGTTAAAAGAACCTTGGGAATAAAATGATTTGTAAATCCTGTTATTCAATTGGAAAGATATTTGAATTATCTTATGAGAAGATTAGGAATAATCTCTGGCTTGCTAAATGTACTAATCCAAATCACTATACAGCTTTCTATGTTAGCTACCAGTTTATTGATGGTGGCTATTTTTTAAGACGTCAGAAGATGGCTAAACCAAAGAATGAATCATACTCAACAGGAGACATGGTTCATTATTGGGATGGAACACAAGAGAGAAAGATTAGTCGAGCTCACTTAGCTGATATTAGATCTAGAGCTGTTACAGAAGATGGAACTGTTTTGAGAGGTAAGAAGGGAATTAAGTATAATGTTGAACGAGGTGGTAAGATGTATCAAAGCGATAAGGTAATGGGATGACGGATACATTAAGCCAATTAATCAAACAAGCTGGAAAACTTACTACACGAATAGAGATTGATCGTGCTATTCGTGATCCCTACTTCTTTCTAACACGTTTTTGCTATACCCAGGATGAACACTGGAAGAGCAAAGGATTAGAATCTCCATTTAATTTAATTCCAGAGAAGGAATATATCAGAGACATTTGTGATATTTTCATGACTGAGGACTTAATTGTTATTGAGAAAACTAGACAGATGATGGCCTCATGGATTGCTTGTGCAATTGCTCTTTGGGATACAATGTTTAAAGAGGGAAGAAGAACCTTCTTAATGAGTAAGAAAGAGAAGGATGCCAATGCTCTTATTGATAGATGTAAGATTATCTATGAGAGATTACCAGAACAAATGAAAGAGAGATATAACAGAGATCCAGATAAATATCTGGAGATGAAATGGTCTAAGAGAAGTTCTATCATCCAAGGTATTCCTCAAGGTCCAGACCAGGTTCGTTCTTATACCTCTTCACTGATTATTCTTGACGAAGCTTCGTTCCAGGATAAGGCTGAGAAGGTATTTGAAGCATCCCAACCATCACTAATTGGTGGTGGTAAGTTTATGGCTCTAAGTACACCAAATGGAAGAGAGTGGTTTTGGAGAACGGTCTACGATGAAACTTAAAGTAATTAAAGATAAATACCACGTGAAAATAGAAACTCCAAATGGAGCTAGATATTCTATACCAATTGAAGTTATTAGGGGGATGATGGCTGGAGAGATTGAATCAAAGTATGAGAATGCTTGTGAGTTCTTAAATGCTGAAGATAAAGGTATTGATGTTAATGTGGATAAAATCAAGAAGATATTCGAGGAGAACATATGATTCTTAAACCACGCTGGAATCCCAAGAATAAGTTTTGTGTATTACGACTACACTATTCTGTTGATCCTGATAAGAACAATAAAGAATGGATAGAAAATGCCAAGCGTGGTATCTCTGATAGATCTTGGAATCGTGAGTATGAAATAGACTACGATACATTTGAAGGTAAGCCAGTCTTTGAGATGTTTAAAGAAGATCTTCATATAGCTAACTTTGATTTTGAACCAATGCCTACTAAGTTTGTATATCGTGGTTGGGACTTTGGCTATCATAGGCCAGCAGTTACTATTGGATGGATGAATGAAGAGGACCAGTTCTTAGTTAGACGTGAGATCCTAGGAGAAGATGAAGGTATTAAAGACTTTGGAACTAGAGTTCTGAATATTAGCAATAATGAGTTCCCTAATGCTAAATGGCTAGATGCTTGCGATCCAGCTGGCCATCAAAAGACTGATAAGAGTGAGTTTACAAGTGTTGAGGTTCTTAATTCATTAGGAATATATCCAACTAGTAAGCCAAGTAATATCCAGGAGAAACTAGAAATTGTTCGACAGAGATTGTTGAGAAGAAATGATGGTAAGGTTGGGTTATTAATCCATCCAGATTGTAAGAGAATCATTAATGGATTTAAGGGTGGATATAGATTCCCAGAAGAGAAGCAGGGCCAGCCACTAAAAGAAGAACCACTGAAAGATAACTATTATGATAATATCTTTGACTCAATGGAATACTTACTTACTAACTTCCTAGAACTAGCTCCTATTGTTGGTGGATCTGAACAAACAGGCGGAGTTAATGACATTATGAGAGATAAAGGAATGAGCATAGGAGAATACTTTTAATGCCTATTCAAGATAAATTAAAGACAAATCCAGAATTAATACAGGCTAATAGGCTTGTTGCTGAGTCATTGGATAAACTAATTGATCGAAGATGGGGTACTGTAACATTGATTTTCTCTGCCCAGAATGGAAAAATAGCCACAATGAAGGTGTCAGAGGAAAGCATCTATAAGATGAACCCTCCACCAATTAGGGAAAAAGATTGACATTTTGAATATAATCAGTATATACTTAAATAAAGTAGCTTGTCGGAGAAACCGTAGGCAGTTTTAGAATTTATCTAGAGCTGTCTTTTTTTATACATATGAACTTTGAAATTGTCACGATCATATCACTAATAACATTCATGACCTTGAGAGAAATAATACATTTTCTACAAGTCACAAAACTCCAAGAACTACTCAAATCAGTAGATATTACTGAATATCATAGAGCTAGGAAATCAGAAACGGTTAAATCTCCGTCTGAAAATGTTGTTATGGAACAGAATGATTTAGCAACTCCAGGAGAAGATTTTGATATCAGAAAAGTATCAGAGGTAGTAGTAGACGGAGTGAAGAAACCCATTAACATAATCAGATAATGCCTAAAAAATCCACCAAAATCAAACCAGAAGAATTAGAAACAGAGATCGAAGAGACTCAAGATGTTGAAGATCAATCTTACAAAGAAGAAGTTAAACCAGTTGAGAGTGAAGTAGAAGAATCTACAGAAGATGAATCAGAAGATAAAGAAGAAGTAGATGAAGAGGCTATTAAGAATGCCATGGGTGAAAAAGAAGATGAAGAAGAGGCTAAGAAAGCTAAGGGCCTTGAGAAACTAGAACGTGCTAAGAGATTACTTGCCTATGCTAAGAATGCTAGACGTAAGTATGATAGAGAATGGTTAAGTAGAGACTTGTTCAGAAGAGGGTATCAATTCGTATCTAATAACCAACGAACAGGTTCTATCACCATGAGTTCTAAAGCTAACTCTAAAATTCCAGTCAACTTGACTTGGGCCTTCGCTAGATCTATTAAGAACCAGGTAACATCATTCAAGCCTAAATGGGAAGTTCTTCCAGAGTTTAAAGGAAAGAAATCAGAGAGTAATGCTAGATTAGCTGGTAAGACCTTGGACCACATATTCAAGATAAATAACTTAACCAAGTTAGTTAAAGATGCTGTTACTCAAGGATTATTCTTTTCAGTTGGTGGCCCATTCGAGACATATTGGGATGAAGATTTTGATAACGGTAAGAATCAACCAAGGGGAGAAGTTAGAATCAGACTCCATGATCCCTATGATATATACTTTGATCCAAATGCTACAGACCTGGAAGAAGCCTCATTTGTTATTAAGGCTGTTAGAACAGACATTGATAAGATTAAGACAGATCCTAGATACAAAGACAAGATAAGAGACTCAGTAACAGGTGGTACTTTAAAGAGAGCTGAGAGTGAATACAAACAGTTCTTGATTCAGACTATCCAAGATAGCCAACAACAAACAGTTGATAATGAAACTACTATTCTTTATGAACTACAAGAAAAGACATTTGATGATGATGGTAATGTAAAGATAGAGGTTCTTACCTGGACCAATGAGATCCCAGAACCTCTAAGATTTGAGACCATTGACCAAGAGTATTACGACATGGAGATCTTCCAGGCTGATATGAATCCTCTTGAAATGTATGGTGAATCATGGAGTAGACACGTCATTGCAATGAACAGAGTTTACAATGCTTTAGAATCCTCAATGTTTGATTACCACTATAGATTTGCTAAGGGTAGACTAGTTATTGATAAGAACTCTGGAGTCAGAGCTATTGTTAATGAACATGGATCTATTATTGAAAAGAATAGGGGAGCAGAAGTTAAAGGTTTACCAATAACTCCATTACCTTCTTCTTTTGAACAACAATTAGCTAGAACAAGAACCAACATGGAAGATATTGCTGGAGTTCACGATGCAACTCTAGGTAGAGTTCCTTCAGCTATTAAATCTGGTATTGGAATTGCTGAACTTAAACAATCAGATTCTACTAACCAAGATGACTTGGTACAGAACCTTGAGGAATGTTTAATGAGACTTGGAGACAAGGTTCTTAAAAAAGTTGCTAAACACTACGACACACCAAGAGTCAAGAAGGTTGTTGGTACAGGTAGATTAGTTGAACACTTTGCAGTTGTCGGTGAAGGCTTCATTGCTGAAGATAAAGAGAAGTGGACCATTGGTGAAGAGAAATATCCATTGGCCCAGATTGCTTATAATAATGAGTTAAGTGTCAGTATTGGATCATGGTTAGCTTACACCAAAGAAGGTAGACAAAAAGTCTTATTAGATATGGCAGAAGCAGGATTGATTGATAAAGAAACAGTGCTAAAATACTTCGAGTTCCCAGATATCCAAGATATTGTGGACAAGACAAGGGTTGAGGCCTTAGTCGAGATGAAGAGAAAAGAAGCTCCAGAGATGCCAAGTGGTATTAGCCAGGAGCAGTTAGCATTGGCAGAGAATGAGATGTTAATGGAAGGTTCTCCAGTTCCAGTTGATCCTGAGACAGATGACCATGAACTACATATTGCTATTCATACTTCTATTATTGAAGATGAAAACAAGAAGCAGATAATGTCACATGTACAGGAACATAGAAGAGCACAGAAGGGCGGTGGAGCATCAATCCAGCCAACCCAAGCTCCTGTAGCTAACGAGATGCCACCAATGCCACCAACAGGTCCATTACCACCTCCAGTTATGCAAGATCCTACAATGGGATTAGCACAACCAGCTCCAAACATGATGCCACCAATGCCACCATCAGTTCCAGACATAGCTCAATTTAGTGCTGGAGTACCAGAATTACCTCCAACAGCATCAGCATTATTAGGAGGGCCAGGTAATCAAATGCCTACATCGTAGATGTCAGACAGTAGTAAATAGTATAGAAAGGAATGCATGACAGACAGTAAAAGCGTTTCCCCAGGCAGAAAAGTATCTGCTAAAGGAATGTCCGCAATGTCCAAATCAGACAGAAAAAATCCACCTGTTAAGCGAATCGCAAATCGCTATCCTCAATCGAGAAAGGGTGGTACAGTATAGCCTTAGCTATTTTGGTGGGCTTATTGGCTTCAGTAATACATATTTGTACTCTGAAGCCACTTGGCCCACCAAGACGGTTCGTAACCGATAATTGACGTTACAAATATAAAAAGAAAGGGAGTAAGCCTATGTCAGATGACATGCAACTGGAAGAAGTCCAGACTGTTTCTCCAACAGAAGAACTTTCAAAAGTAGAAGAAGTTGAAACCCCAGAAGAGTGGAGTTCACTTGACGGAAAGTCACAGGAGAGATTTCAAAAACTAGCTAACCTTAAAAGAGAAGCTGAAACAATAGCTCAAAAGGAAAAGCTAGAAAGAGAAAAACTCCAGTTGAGGTTAGAAGTCCTTGAGTCAAATCAAAGAGTTCCAATGCCAAAAACTAACAACATGACTGACGAAGAGAACCGAGCTTTTAACCGACTTCAAGAACTTGGCGTAGCTAATCAAAGCTATGTAGATAAAAAAGTGAATGAAAAACTCAAGGCTATTGAGGATCGAATGTACTTCGATCAGTTACACAATGACTTAGCCAGAGATATATCTTCACAAAGTGGGTTGCCAAAGTATGATCGGGATGAAATTGAGAGGGAAATGAAAAGAACTCAAAATTGGAATCCAAGAGCTGTTTATCGAGATATGTATCACGATGAAATAGTAGCTTACGAGGCAGATAAATTAACAAGTAAAAAACAAAAAGTTGTTAAAACAGAAGGTACTAAATCAAGAATCGGGACATCCCAACCTTGGACCAGAGAATCACTTGCTGAAAGGCTTAGACAGCCAGACGGAAAAGAATTCTTTACTAAGAACAGAGAGAAGATTCTAAAGATGCAGGGCCAACTGGAATAACTTTTTAAAAGAAAGGTAAAATGGCAAATTTTACAACCACAACTTCTGCTAGTTTTATACCAGAAGTATGGAGTCAATCGACCATCGTTGCAACCGAAAGTGCATTAGTCGTAGCTCCAAAAGTAAAAAGATTTGATGCTGAGTCAGCAGAATATGGAGACGTGATTCACGTACCTAATATTTCTAACTTTGATTCCGCTAGAGATAAGTCTGCTAACACTAATGTTACTTTAGACACTATCACTGAAACTTCAGTAGATATTTCTATCGATCAACACAAGTATGTTGCATTTGCTATCGAGGACAAATTGGCTAAACAATCCAAATATGACCTCACAAGTGAGTACACTTCAAGAGCAGGCTATCAGATCGCAAAGGCAGTCGACACTGACCTATTAGCACTCTATACAGGGTTCACTAATACTGACGTAGGTTCTTACGAATCCGACATCACTGATGCATCTATCCTAGCTGGTATTCAGCAACTAGAACTACAAGATGTTCCTATGGAAGATCGTTGTTTCATCATTCATGCTGGTCAAATGACTGCATTAATGGCAATCGACAAGTTCGTTAAAGCTGACTTCCTAGGCCAATATGATCTCCCAACAAGAGTTCAAGATGGTCCTTCAAGTAGATCTATGTTCGGTACTTTGTATGGTATCCCTGTTTACTACACTAATAATGTAGCTATCTCAACAGGTACAACCAACTACGTACATAACGTGTTGATCCACAAAGAAGCTTGGGCCTTAGCTATGCAATTAGCTCCAAGAGTCCAAATGGAATACGATTTAGACATGCTTGCTGACAAAGTTGTCACTGACATCATTTATGGTGTTAAGACACTTCGTCCAGAATTCGGTGTTGAGATCCGTTCAACCAAGGTTTAATTTTAATTAGAGGGAGGTCCGTAAGGACCTCCCTCCTTGGGAGACCAAACATGAATAAAATAGTTAAAGCAGTTCTCCCAACAAGGGGTTTAATTTATGCTAAAACTATCTCCAGCTTGCTTAAAAACATTAATCAAAGAGATATTATATTTTCCATTGGTTTACCTATGCCTAATTGTTTTAATGATGGTGTCAGGATTGCTCTTGATAATGGAGCTGATTACATTTGGATGGTCGAGGAAGATAACGAATTACCAGATGGCGTGCTTAAAGAATTACTTAGAGTTGCAGAAAAAGGAAATCCAATTGTCACCATGGACTACACAGTCGGAGCTGGAAAATCCCACGTCTATGAAATAGATGGGAAGCCAGCTTGGTGTGGAATTGGATGTACATTAATTAAGAGAGAGGTATTTGAAAACATACCAGAACCATGGTTTGAAGTTGATAAAAACCTCAACTTCGTGGATGATGGATTTAAGATAGTACAGATACCTAAAGAAAATGTAGGAAAGAAGTTCGGTGGACACGATTCACTCTTCTTCTACATAAAAGCCAAACAATACCCGATAACGGTGCTGGAAGGCTGGCATGGAGATCACTATAGGTGCAAAGAAATGCCAAAACGAGAAATGAATAACGGTAGTTATAGTATATATACATTATAGAAAAGGAAATTATGGCAGTAAATAATAATCATGATACAGCTTTTGTTAAAGTCTTAACCTGTTCAGATGCAAACCAAAAAGAGGACATGCTCTTAGTAAGAACACATGTCACATTAGTAGCTAGTGGAGCTTGTTTTGTCAATTTTGATAAAGCAGTTACAGCAGAAGGAAGATTTAGATTGGTAGCTGATACTCCAGTTAGTTTTGACATTTCATTTAGTCAATTAAACTATATGGCTGATACAGGAACTCCAACAATCCACGTAATAGCTTCTAGACAATAGAAAGGCCAGATGGAGAAAGAGGAATTGGTTCAAAAAAGACTACAGTCTTTAATATTAAAGAATGTTAAGGATTACTTTTCTGATCTATTTGAGAAATACTTTAAAAAGACTCTTTCAGTTAAGGTCGAAAATCAGGACACTAACTTACACAAGGAAGTGGCCAAGAATACACGTGGCGTAAAAGAACGAATAGACAAATTGATTAACAAGGAAGTGTCTCTGTCAAAGATAGAAGAGACACTTCAACAAATTAGAGATAAAGAAGTTGGAAAAGATCGTACTATAACTGGCAGAGTTCAAGCGGAAGTGCTAAACTTTCCAGAATTCCCAAAATCTTTTGAAGTTTCTAATTTTCCATTATCAACTACAGCCTTTGAGATCACTAATTTTGACGATATTAAGTTCCCAAAGGCAGAAAAGCAAGAAAAAGTAGATATTTCCCCTCTAGTGAAGGGTTTTAGCGACCTAAAAACGGGTTTAAAAAAGATAAATGATTTACTACCAGGCTTAAAACCAAATGAATTCCCAGAATTCAAGTTTCCTAAGCAATTTTCAATGAAAGAGGGCGATGATATTAAAAAAGCTGTCAAAAAGATGGAAGAAACCATCAGTGATGACTTAGTTGCTTTATCTAAAGTAATAAAAGAGATAGAAGTTGGTGGAAGTGGAGGTTCAAGCGGTAAGGTTGAAGTTACTAACTTCCCACCACAACACATTCCAACACCAGTTACAAACATTAACATTAATAGTTTACGAGGAGTTCCACTTTCTACAGTGGTTACTGTTGGCACAACAGCAGTACCTTTGCCAGCTACAGCATTAAGCCAAAGAAGATCATTACTTGTATTCAATAATTCAGGAAGTCCAATCTTTATTGGAGGTGCTGATGTAACAGTTGCTAATGGTATGCCAGTTATGGACCAGGGATACTCTCCTCCAATTGATGCTGGCCAATACATGAAAGTGTATGCAATAGCTGAAACAAATGGGAATGAGGTTAGGGTTCTTGAGATTAGTAACGATGCTGAAGGGAACTGATGGTACAGATGCAACAGATAGTTGATCGCTTGAATAGTACTGTTTGGACTAGATTAGTTCCTTCTTCTATTCATGGTGTTGGTGTTTTTGCTATAAGAGATATTCCAGAAGGTACGGTTTTAGTATGCGATACTCTTTTACAAGAAGATTTTATTCTTAATGAAGAGTATTTTTTAAAACTAGATAAATCTATTCAAGAAATAATTTTAGATAGGAATGCATGGGTAGATGATAACATAAGCTTTCATTCACCTAATGCTGATGCAGATATATCAAAATTTATGAATCATTCCAATAATGAAAATTATGATTTATCTACTGGTAAAACAAATAAATTAATAAAATGTGGAGAAGAAATATTTTCTAACTATAATTTTTATTATAAGATTTTAAAAAAAATATCCCAAGATCATATAAAAATAATAAAAGGAGTTGGTAATGTCTGATACGGGTCAGGTCTATGCTGGAACTGGAACAAGTATAGCTGGTGCTAATATTGATTGGAATAATCCTTCAAATATTACTGGTACTGGTGATGATGCTTATGCTACTACTGCTTCTACTTTAGGTACAGGAAGTCCATACGACACTCTTGCACAAATGGTAAAAGGAGGAATTGCATCTGGAACAGATCTATCTACTGGTTCTAATGTTTTTTCTACTTCAGATTCAATTTGGACATATGGAGACTCTACTGAACTTTGGGGATTAACATGGACAGCAGAAGATATAAATGCTTCAAATTTTGGTTTTAGAACACAAATAATAATTTCTGACCGATCAGATCCATTAGAAGCAACTAATTATGGATTTTCAATTCCAACTGGATCTACTATTGATGGAATTATAGTTCGTGTAGAAGGAAAAAGCTCTACAACAGCGTGTTTATTATCTAACTCTATGATTTTAACTCCAGATGGAGAAAAATTAATTAGAGATATAAAAATTGGAGATAAAGTTTTATCAAGAGATAATTCTACTGGAAAATTAGTTGAAGATACTGTTTTAGATGTTTTTATATATGAAAAAACTCCTCGTAAGATGTACAAAATTACATCTAATGAAGGAATTGAAAAAATAGTTATTACTGGAGATCATAAAGTTTATACCACTAATGGTTATAAAAAAATGGAAGATTTATTGCCAGGTGATATTTTAATAAAAAGAGATAGAGAAATAACAATAAATAAGATTAAATCAGAATTAATAGATGATTCAGTTTTCACTTTAAAAATAGAGAAAAACAATAATTTCTTTGCAGATGATATTTTAGTACATAATTTCTCTTTAAATCCATCTTATGCAAAAGTAGATTATATAAGCATTCAAGTTTATTATACTGAACCAGTTCCTTCTTCTTCTGAGTCACCATCCTTATC